ATCTAAGAAGAGGACAAGGTAGAAGACCATTTATTGATGGACCTCACTTTGAGCTTGCATAAACTATAACATAAATAATAAGGAGAAAGATATGCCAAGAATAAAAGACCCTCGTGCATTAGAACTTTTTATAGGAAATAAAATTGGTGGTTTAAATGATATATTAGATAAAGGTGGATTAACTCCAAAAGAAGAAGATCTAATAAGAAGAGATATAACTAGATTTAACAGAGATTTATCTAATATTTTGGCTAATTTTTCATTGAAGAAGATGCACCGTGCAACTGGTGGAGTAGTAAAATCAACTTTATCAACTAAGTTAAGCAGTTTGGCTAACAAAGTAGAAGCTAAATTAAAATCTGCAAAAGTTAAAATTGCAAAAAGAAAATTAAATAAGAAAAAGAGATGATATGATGGGTATGTGGCTACCAATTATACTTATATGTTCAGCACCTTATGCACAAACTTGTACTGTTATAACAGGTTTAGAACTAGTTTCAACACAGAAACAATGTTTTGAAGAGTCAATAAAAAAAGCAAAGGTAGCAATGGAAAGTCCTAGTGTGTTTCAAGCAAGACCAATGTGCCAGATTATACCAAATAAAGTACTACCAGAAAAAGGAAAAGATATATAATGGCTAGACAACTTACAGAAAAGCAACAGAAGTTTCTTGATGTATTGTTTGAAGAAGCAAAAGGTAATCCTGTTACAGCTAAAAAACTTGCAGGATATAGTCATGACTTAGCTACTTCTACTATTACTAATGCATTACAAGATGAGATAGCAGACTTAACTAAAAAGTTTTTGGCAACTACAGCTACTAAGGCTGCTTACTCTTTAGCTGAGGTTATAGATAATCCTACAGATCTTGGTAATAAAGAAAGAATGATTGCAGCAAAAGATATATTAGATAGAGGTGGATTTGTTAAAACTGATAAAGTAGAAGTATCAGCTGCAAATCCATTATTTATATTACCACCTAAAAATGAAGATTGATAAAACTTGGAAATTACCTAAGCCTGAAAAGACAGAGTATGGCTATGATTGGCAACCTGTAGTTAGAGTTGGAAGGGTTATACCTTTTGGCTATAAACAAGATGAGAATGATAGAGATATATTATTACCTATTCCTACAGAGTTAGAGTTACTTGAAAAAGCAAAAAAGTATATTAGACAATATAGTTATAGACAAGTTGCTAATTGGTTAAGTAAAGAGTCTGGTAGAGAAATATCTCATGTAGGTTTAATGAAGAGAATTAAAATTGAACAAAAACGTAAGTCAAATGCTTCAGCTCAAAGCTACCTCGCTAAGAGGTACAAAGAAGCGTTACAAAAAGAAGAAAGACTCTCCAAAGAAAGAATTGGAAGAACAGCCAGTTCAACAGAAAGTTTACAGTCAGCCTGAAGAAAAACCAACGGAAATAATATTTGAACCTAATAAAGGTCCACAGACAGACTTTCTATCAGCAGGAGAACGTGAAGTATTATATGGAGGATCAGCAGGTGGTGGTAAAAGTTATGCAATGCTTGCAGATCCAGTACGATACTTTAGTAATTCAAACTTTAGAGGATTATTAGTAAGACGTACAACAGAAGAACTAAGAGAACTTATATCAGTTTCTAAACAATTATACCCTCAAGCTGTTCCTGATATAAAGTTTTTAGAAAGAGATAAGACTTGGGTAGCACCTTCTGGAGCAACTCTTTGGTTATCTTACTTAGATAGAGATGATGACGTAACAAGATATCAAGGTCAGGCATTTAGTTGGATAGGGTTTGATGAACTTACACAATGGTCTACTCCGTATGCTTGGAATTACTTACGCAGTCGTCTTCGTACTAGTGATACTAGTTTACCTATCTACATGAGGGCTACTACAAACCCCGGAGGTCCGGGACATCAATGGGTAAAGAAAATGTTTGTAGACCCTGCACCTTATGGCTCATCTTTTTGGGCAACAGATATAGACACAGGTAAACCTCTTATGTGGCCTAAAGGTCATAGTAAAGAAGGTGAACCATTATTTAAAAGAAGATTTATACCTGCTACATTATTTGATAATCCTTATTTATCAGAAGATGGAGTGTACGAGGCCAACTTACTTTCACTTCCAGAGAGTCAAAGAAAACAGTTATTGGAAGGAAATTGGGATGTTAGTGAAGGATCAGCTTTTCCTGAGTGGAACAGAGCCACTCATGTTGTTGAGCCTTACGATATACCTAGTAGTTGGACTAAGTTCAGAGCCTGTGACTATGGCTACGGAAGTTATACAGGCGTTCTCTGGTTTGCAGTTGCTCCTGACGAGCAGTTAATTGTCTATAGAGAATTGTATGTTTCTAAAGTATTAGCAACTGATTTAGCAGATATGGTATTGGAGGCAGAGCAGGAAGATGGAACTATACGTTACGGTGTACTTGATAGCTCTCTTTGGCATAGGCGTGGTGACACTGGCCCATCGTTGGCAGAACAAATGATTATTAAGGGGTGCAGATGGAGACCATCTGATAGAAGTAAAGGGAGTAGAATTGCAGGAAAAAACGAGATTCACAGAAGATTACAAATTGATGAATTTACCGAAGCACCTAGATTGGTGTTTTTTAATAACTGCACAAATATTATCTCGCAACTACCGATAATACCTCTTGATAAAAATAATGCTGAGGATGTAGATACTAATTCAGAAGACCACTTATATGATGCTTTAAGATATGGGATAATGACAAGACCAAGAAGTAATTTATTTGACTATAATCCAGAAACACAAAGAACTGGATTTCAAGCAGCTGATGCAACATTTGGATATTAAGGATAGACTATGGTAAAAGATTTACAAGAAATGGCAATGGATGCTGAAGAATCTGCAGCAATAGATGATGTTGAAGCAGATGCTCTCAATGATGAACCTGCAGGTCAGATAGAAAGATTTATAAAAGAAAAATTTAGCAAAGCAGAAACTGCCAGAAGAAGTGATGAAGAAAGATGGATACAATCTTATAGAAACTATAGGGGTCTTTATGGTCCTGAAGTTCAGTTTACTTCTACAGAAAAATCTAGAGTATTTGTAAAAGTTACTAAAACAAAAGTATTAGCTGCTTATGGACAACTAGTAGAAGTATTATTTGGTGGTAATCGTTTTCCATTAGGTATTAATCCTACAGTTTTACCTGAAGGAGTTGAAGATACAGTTAGTGTAGAAACTAACCCACAACTCAAAGAGGCTCTAGGAGAGACAGAAACGGGTGCTACAGACCCGAATCAACTTATTCCGGGGGAGACACTGCCAGAATTTAATGAGCGTGTAGGGCCTCTTAAAGACGATCTGAGCGCAGTTGAGGAAGATGTAGAGTTTAAACCGGGTAAAAGTCCATCTGCTGTGCAGTTTCACCCTGCAATGATTGCAGCTAAAAAGATGGAAAAGAAAATACATGATCAATTAGAAGAGTCTAATGCTAAGAAACAATTAAGATCTGCTGCTTTTGAAGCTGCCTTATTTGGTACTGGTATTATGAAAGGACCTTTTGCAGTTGATAAAGAATATCCTAATTGGGATGAAGAAGGTGAATACAATCCAGTATTTAAAACTGTACCACAAACTTCTAATGTTTCTATCTGGAACTTCTATCCTGATCCAGATGCAAACAATATGGATGAAGCAGAGTATGTTATAGAGAGACACAAGATGTCTCGTTCACAACTACGTGCATTAAAACGTAGACCTTTCTTTAGAGAAAATGCTATTGATAAAGCATTAGAGATAGGTGAGAACTATAACAAAGAATGGTGGGAACATGCAATGGATGAGAGTAATGAAGATGATTATTCTCAACGATTTGAAGTATTAGAGTTCTGGGGTTTTGTAGATAGAGAGATCATAGAACAATATGATATAGATATACCTAAAGAATTAAAAGATGTAGAACAAGTAAGTGTTAATGCATGGATTTGTAATAGTTGTGTATTAAGATTAGTAATGAATCCATTTACTCCTGCTTATCTACCTTATTATGCTACACCTTATGAAATGAATCCATATAATATATTTGGTGTAGGTATTGCAGAAAATATGGATGATACACAAACTCTTATGAATGGATTTATGAGAATG